TTGCTTTAAGGTTAATAGCCATTAAAATCTCCTTCTTTCGGTAAATGACCGAAGTTTAATCAACAATTGGTCTGCATAAACTATCGCAGACTTAAAAAATCCACCGCTAAAAAATCCACCGCCAAAAAAAGAATTAAACATTATGCGTCTACAGCGCCGTCAAACTCTAGGCGTTGCTTGATGATGGAGTATAAGGCAGCGCGGTCTGCTTCGGCTACGTAGTCGCCGCCAGAAATCCGCAAATAGACGGAACTTAACGGTTGCTTTCCAGCATCACGCGCGTCTTTGGACACGTAGCCATAACAAGTCACCGTAGTGCCTTTGCCTTTGAAGTCTTCTTGGAATTCGCCAATGTTCCAGTAGACCGCTGGAGCCCCAAATTCTGTATCAATGGATTTGATAAGTGCCATGTTTTTCCTAAAAAAATGAAAACATATTTCCGGTTGAGGCGCTTGCAATTGGGGTGTAATTGATGATGATGATGCCAGTATCCCCAAGGCCACCAGTTGATATGGTGGAAGATGCGCCGCCGCCGCCGCCGCCTCCACGCAAGCCGCCAGCGCCGCCTACAGTAGTTCCAGTACCGTCACCAGCACCGCCACCACCGCCGCCAGAATAAACGGTAGTTCCTGCGCCACCTGCGCTGCCAGATGTGGATGCTGCGCCGCCGTTACCACCTGCGCCTGCGCCCGTACCCGCTGTTCCACCTGTTGCGGAAGTTCCAGAACCTGCGGTTCCACCGTTACCACCACCCCCGCCACGGCCTGTTGTTCCAAGTGTTGCGGTATTTGTACCGCCTACCGCGCCAGCACCATTAGGGCCAGCAGCAGCACCGCCGCCGCCACCTGCCGCTGTTGCACTTGTGCGACCGTTGCCGCCACTTGCCCCAACGTTTTGAGTAGTGGTGTAAGAAACTCCTGCTATAGAGGAATAACCACCAACGCCACCGTTAGTACCCCCAGCACCGCCAGTAATTCCAGACGCATTTGCGCCAAAATAAGCACCAATTAAAACGCCAATAATTGGTAGCCCATCGCCGTCATACCCAGTAACACCGTTCCACAAAGTGCCATTGAAATAAGTTGGGGCAGTTACATACCCTGCATCGGCTGAGGCTTTTAACGGTACGTTAGTAGCTTTTAAGTAACCGCCGCCGCCTCCACCGCCACCGGAAGCCGATGCAGTTCCCGCAGCGCCGTTGCCACCGGCACCATAACATTCAATAACATTAGCAGCATCGTTCCAGTCTGCTGGAAGATTCCAAACGCCCGAACCGGTAAGTATTATTTGCGCCATATCAAGCCAATGCTATGCAACGCCATCTAGAAGTTTGGCTGTTGTACATAAACCCTACCGTCAGGGGCAAAGTTGTAGAGCCGTTAGAAATTAGGGGAACGCTGACCGTGCTGTTTTCGGTGTTCGTCCATCCAATTGTTTGAGTTGCCGCGCTAAAGTCGTATATACGCACCATAGTCATCTGACCATCAACAGCGCCAGTTACAGCCATCGTGATTGCCATCGTTGCGGCTGAACTGTTGGTAAATGTGTTTAGCTTAACTGAAACCGGAACTGTTCCAGCATTTGATGTAACGGTAACGGCTTTGTTGGCGTAGTTAAATGCGCCGTTTACTGTGGTGGTGGATGTGGCGCCAGCCGTATCCGAGCCGAGCGTAATGTTGGTGACCGAGCCAGATGCACCTAGAGTTCCGATGTCAATAGACTTTGCAGTTGTGCCGGTAATGGTGGTCGATGCTACGGTTTGCGATCTGTTGATCGTCCAACTGCTTCCAGAACCCGCTGTTATGTAAGTACCTGACAACACGTTCGTGCCGGTCAGAACCATGCCAATAGAGAACGTACCTGTTACCGTACCGCCAACCGTCAATGTGGTTGTGGTAATTGAGCTTGCTGTACCTGATGCCGTGGTAGATGTGGCGGTAATTCCCGCACCAAGTTGAATTGGCTGTGATGCGGTTGATCTGCCAATTAACATTAAACCTGTTTGCGTACCTCCACCAATTGTCATTAAACCCGTTGTTTGGTTTGTGCCAAAATTTGCACTGGATGTAGTGCTTCCAGTAAGAGACATTGTTCCAGTAATCGTTACACCATTAATAGATGGTAAAGTACTAAGTACCATGCTACCGGTGCCTGTAATTTGTGATACTTCAGTTGTTCCAGCCCTCCATGCAGCTGCTGTATTAACAGTTGTATCAATGCAAGTAAAATAATTAGTTACGTTTGCACCCATACCAGTAAGTGAAAAACCAGCAGAGGTATACATAGAACAAGTTGAGCTTGTTGAACCATTGTTTATTCTAAATGACCAACCTGGTTGCAGAGTAGAAGTATCTGGTAATGCAAAAGAACTTTGAGTGCTGGTTGTGGTAACAAACTGATATACACTGCTTGTGTTGGTTAGTAATGTAGCTTGAGCAATAGTACCTGCAACAGTTTGAGCCGCAGTTGTAGCGTTGGTGTAAGAAACAGTTGTTGTTGTGCAACCAGTTACTTGGTAAAAACCGTTATATCCTGAAGGCGTTATGCCAACAACAGAGATATAAGAGCCAACTGCATAGGGTGCTGAACCTTGCGTTGCAAAGGTTATTGTTGCCGTACCCGCTGACCCAGATGCGCCAGTAGTTGTTAAGCCTGTGCTTGATGTAGTTGTATACCCCAACAAATTAGCTTGCGCTGCGGGGGCTGTGGTTGCCGCTGTGCCTCCGCTTGTAAGTGCAATGGGTGTTGATGCAGATAGGGTTGTAAATGCGCCCGTGCTTGCCGTTGTAGCGCCTACAGAAGTTCCGTTAATTGTGCCGCCAGTAATTGCAACGGCATTGGCATTTTGTTCAGCCATTGTCCCCACGCCAGATAGCGTATGGGTTGCGTCCCAAGCCGTTGCACCAGTGGCGCTAAACGAGCCATCTGATGGAGTTGAATGTGTAACTACAATGGTCATGCTAGGAATTTAAGTTTGTACAGAGTACGTAGGTAAATTTCAATGATGTTGTCAATCAGTTGCTGCAACGACGTATCTGTTTTTTCGCATATTTCATAACGCCCAGCTTCAATTTGGCTTAACGAATCTTCCAAGAATTCAATGACATTGGAAGTCTTTTTGGCTGAATGCAAGGTAATCGGGCCAATCAGACCGTGGCGACCTTGGTAAGACTCTGCAAAATCATCGGCAGCGTCAATAATGCGATCATAAAAAATGTTCAACGCCGTGTGTTTGGAAAAACTACGGGTGTTTAAGTGCACCGAGTGCGTCACATCCCGAGCCAAAAACAACAATCCTAAAAAATCACAGGCTTTCATGTTGGCATTCCTTGGGGCATCTCGCCCATATTTTCTTGCATTGATTCACGACCTGGCATTTCATTAATCAAGTCACCAGACGTAATCATCGAATGTACCGTGCCCATAACAATGTCTTGGATTTGCTCTGGCGACATACTAGCTTGCACGGCTGAAATTCGTTGTGTTTCAGCGGCATAAGCCTTAACCTGAGAATCAAATTCCTTAACCTCAATCTCGCGCATATCCAACGACTTAGACACATTTTGAAGCATAGTGTGCATCTGTTCCATTTCCGCGCCCATTGCTTGCATTTGTTGCTGGGCAGCAGCCAAAGCTGGGTTGTCCTCACCGTCCGACATAAGTTTGGGGTCAATGGTCTTGGCAAAACGCTTAGACATTTCTTGTGCACCAGGCCAGTCCATGTTCTTAACAAACAAATCACCAGCAACAGACCACAATTGAGGATTGCCCTGCAACAGTTGGGCCATAGCCTCTAAAGCCTCTTGGCGCTTAGTTGCGTAGCCTGGGCCGGTGGTAGCCACAACATCGTATTTACCAACACCAGGGTTATAAATCTTCTCAATCACAATTCCTTGCTGGTCAACAATCTTGTTAACGGGCATTGGCTGGTCAGGGTTAATCTTGACCATCTTTGTCTCGCCATCTTCGCCAATGATGCGAGCAATACGTTGCGTATCGTAAATCTTAGGAATTATGTCAATCAACTGGCGTGCAATGTGTCGTACACCGCGAGCCAAGTTGTCACCATAGTGGTAAGTCCCAACATCGCCTTCACGTTGACGCGCAAGAATTGCTTTTCCCGAGCGTTCATTGGAAGTCATGCCCAAAGATGCGTTGTATTGACCAGTGGTTGATTTAATGTCTTCAGCAGCGCCCGATTTAGCCTGTAATAGCCCGCTAGAGGCCATTGGCGGTTGTGCACGCTGGGGTAGTGGCAGGATAGAGCCCTGACCGTCTGTAACGTCAGGGTTTACTTCCAAATAAGGCCAGTTTTGGGTGTTAGCCGTCTTCCACTTGTCTTCATAGCCTTCAAACTGACCGCCGTAACCAATAAATGGTGCTTTGGGGGCCAAGGCAAGCATCTCAGCTTCCTGAGACACCCAGTAGTTGTACATCCGCTGTGCATCTTTGGCGTTACGCACCAAGCCAGACACGTAAATGCGACCATCTACCTCAAATTCATTTCCAACAATGCGAATAACGGGTATCCACTTACCCACCCATTCGCGCTGCTCAAGGATTTCGTAGCCATTAATCTTGCAATACCGCACTTTGGGGCGGTCAGACTCGCGAGACTTTAACGGTTTGCCATAAAAAGCCTTTAACTGCTTGTCTTCAGGCGTTCCAGCAAAAGCGGTAGCGTTGCCAGGGTACAAATTCAGCGTTGCACGGTCATAGTCAATGTAGTAGTAGTCGGCAATGCGAATTGTGTCCTCATTCAACCAGTTGCTAATGGACTGGTCGCCCACACCCAACGATTGCAATGTCGTAATTGGAGCCCAATCGGGGTACAGACGCTCATATTCGGCTTTGGTCAGGTCTTCCGTAACAAAACAATACTGGGCATCTGAGCCGGTAGGGTCTTGTATGGTCGGGTCCATGTAGACCGAAAACGAATTGCGAATCCTGCCAATCTTAATGTCTTGGTCAAAGGTATTGTCATCGCAATACTCAGTCAGAAGGCGTATGTAGCCCTCCCCGTAAGCCACTTGGTTCTCGCAAGCCGTATCATAGGCCACATCAGCATCCGATATGTACTCAATGTGCCGAATCATGCCGTTGAAAATGTCGGCAATCTCAATGTCAGCGTTGTCGTCAACAGGGATAACTTTTGCACCTGGTCGATTCTGGCGCTGGTCGTTGGTAACTTGGCGAACGTGCTGTGGCAGCTTGTTAATCGTAAGGCATGGACGCGCATTAATCGTTTGACCCTGCACCGCACCACGGGTAGCCAACACATCGGCAGGCCATTGCCATTGGTTATCAGGCGAACCAGCGTAAAACTTTAGGTCGTCATTTTCATCAGCGCGAGAATCGGAAAGCGCCGACATAGCCATGTCAAGGCGTGAACGGGCCGTGGCAAGAATATCTGAATCGCTGTTCTTTGCTTTGCCGCCATTAGCGACATTGCCCACAGCAGCCATGCCCGTTTGATCGACCATTATTTTTTACCTTTAGGTGCAGGTTTTGTCGCCATTTAGCTTCCCATCCATCCAGTTGAAACTGCACCACGCTCCATGCTGCGTAGTGTACGTGTTTTTTCTGTGTATTCGCGGTGCGCCACAGGAAATGCAAAAGTAACGCATATTGCATCTGCCGCATCAGGACTAGCCAACCCCCGCGCTTTCATCTCTTTCTTGCTTTCCAAAAAGATAGTGCCCCGCGAATCAGGCTTCATCATAGGCGAAATCAAATCTGTTTTCAAGAACCTATCGCTCGGAATACTAGCCGATTTCAGCCAATCCCGCATATCCCCCCACATTTGGGCACGCATATTTCCATACATTATAGGGTTTTTTGCTTTGTTGCCAAAGTTGATCCCCTTGATCTTATACCGCTGCTCTTTAAGCCTGTCCACAATCCCCGCCCCCAACCCGCCCTCATCAATCACCACCAGTGCAGGCTTAAACTCCTCAATCGCCTCAATCACATGGCCCACCACCGTCATAGTGTCATCGCCCCGATGCCGCATGATCTTCACAATGTCCCGCCCCTGCCTAACCGCAATCACCGTTGCATCCGCACCAAACCGCGCAGGGTCAACACCAATAATAATCGGGGCCGACTGATCTTTGTACTTGGGCCGCTTCATTGCCTCATCCACAATCAAGCTAGAAATAAATTGGTCATCCCCCGCATTGGGAAACATCCCATACACCTCAACGTGCGCCTGACTTGAATCCGCACCGTACTCCTGAATAATGCGCTCATAGACCTGCTTGTCCGTACCCTCCACAGTTCGCGCATCCACAATCCGAGTCTGCCAAAAATCCCGTTTGCTATTGAAGCACTCATAAAAATACCCCGTGTTGCGCCGTGGATTGGAGAACGCCAGCCAAAAACGGTTTGGCGTGTTTTCCGTAAAAAATCCACCAGTAACCGACCAAATCGGGTCAGCAATACCCGACGCCTCATCAAAGATCACCAGCACACCGTCAAAGTTGTGCACACCGGCATAGGCATCAGGATTCTCCTCCGACCACAGCCTACCTTCAACACCCCAGTAGCGCGTACCCTTTTTTAAATCAGTTTCCACCAATTCAGTCAGCCACTTGGCAGGGGCTAGTCGCGTGGCGCTAACCTCAAACCAATGCGAGTTGAGTGACATAGCCAGCCACTTAGTAATCTCCGCCCAAGTAATTGAGCGCAACTGATTCTCACTATTAGCCGAAATAATAGTCGTAGAACCAATCCGAGTGGTCAGCATCCATATAGTCAACCATGATACTAATGCCGACTTACCAATACCACGGCCAGAAGATATTGCTTCTTGCAGAACTTGGTAATTTACTTTGCCTTGGTTACTTTGTATGTGCCTAGTAATATCTTCCAAAATATCACGCTGCCATTTTCTTGGGCCATCAAAATGTTCTAGCGGTGTACCTTTAACACCCCACGGAAATACATACTTAACAAACGCCAGTGGATTATCCTTTAATGTAGGACTCCAAAGTAATGCCATTAATTCTTGTTCGTCTTCGGGTTTGTATATTGGTGTTTGCATGAATGAATATTAATAAATTTTAGAAAAAATAAAAATTGTTTGTGAAGGCTCCGCAACCGTTGGCCCTTGTCGCTCGGCCCTACCCCTCCCCCTCATCGCTTGCACTTTGCACATCATGCACAAGTGCACGAGGTGTAACGTCAATCACATCGACCAGGCGGGATTGTGCAGCAGCGAGTGCACCTGTAATGCTAATGCGAGCGTCGCTCACGCTGACATCCAGGCGGTCGCCATACTTATTAGGTGCGAGCTTAGATAGCACCCAGCGACGCGCATCGATCTGCAACTGGCGCTGGCGTACCAAACCTGGGTCTGTTGCGCCGTTATCAAGTAGCGGAACTGGCGCGTCTGCGAGCGTCAGAATCTGGTCAACCATTGCGTCGAGCAAGGCACCGCGCGCCTGCGCATAACGCTCCGCAAGTTCCGGCGATGCATCAACCGCCCGCAAAAATGTCTGCGCAGTGAGTCCCGCTTTGAGACAAGACTGGCGCATAGAAAAGCCCTCCGCCATGTATTCGGGCACCAGTTCCGCCAATTCCGCACGGTTTTTTATTGCAGCCATCACATTCCTTCATAGTTCCACGACCATCGAATTATTACACTAAAAAACGACAGCAGAGTCATACACAAATGCACAAACCCTAAGGGTTTTGTGCAAAATGTGTAAGAAATACGCTGTTTTTGCCACTTTCTTACACAATGCATTGTGCATACATTGTGCATAAAATGTAAGGGTAAACCCTAATGTCAATTACTAAAATTG